GTTCCCGGAGTCGCTGCCACTCGTCGGCATCCCTGATCATGTGCTGCGCGCGAATGTCCTCTACCAGTTCCGCAGTCTCCTCCTTGTACTTGCGTTTTTCCTCGGGATCGTCCATCCCCGCGGCCCGCACCCGCCTGGACTGGAGCACGGTCTGCTGCGGGGTCTTGCTGGAAAGTAGCGGGCCGGCGTCCCACACCTCCGCCATCGGATCGTACCCAAGCCGGGCCTCCAACTCCTCGGGGCTCTCGGGGGCCACCTCCCCCGTGAAGAACCCCCCATACCTGGGAGGTGGCCCAGCGGGAGCGCCAACGTCCGAGCCGATGCGAAGGGCCGGAGACTCTGGCTCTGGGCCAAGGTGCCGCCCCGCATCCTGCTCCTCCTGACGAGCCCTTGCCGACTCGATCATCTGAGCAACTCTGGCTTCGATCTCGGCCTCAAGGTCTTCCGACACACCAGTGATCAGCGGGTCGATCTCGGAGGCGTCTGTGACGGGGGCATTGACTCCGGTTAGGGGCGGCGGCCCAGGGCCCTCAACTGCTGTGTCGTCCTCAAGGACGCCGCCAAAACGGCTGACCTGACCTACGTCCGCCGCCGCCGCCTCCGTGGGGACGCCCTCTTCCTCAAGGGCACCACCAAAACGACTAACCAGAGGGTCACCCTCAAGGGTTCCGCCGAACCGACTTGTGCCGCCGTCTGCCACGAATCACCTACTCCTTCGTCGCGTTCCTGTGGCTGCCGTCCTCTTGCACTTCGATGTACTTCGTGCCCGATGGCAGCGCGTTGTACTCCGCCTGAGTCTTCACAAGCGGACGCGCGTCGTCGCCGCCTGACTGTCCCGCCGCAGCGCCGAGCCACCCAATCAGATCGTCGATGTCGTCGTCACTCAGCTTCCGGGGTGTCTTTGTTCCGTATCGAAAGTGCATTTTCGCAAGCTCCTTGCGACCAGATCGGCCCTGGGCCTCCTGGCGAGCAATTACGCCCTCCGCGAATTCGAGATCGACCTGGTCCGCTGAAGCTTCGCGGCTCTTTGCCCTTCTCTGAGCATGAGCGTTCCCGATAAGGGTCTTAAGTTGCTCCCGCTCCGCAGAGCTCAGCGCCATCGCGTCAGCCCCCGCACTCTCCGCCTCCCACTTCTCCACGGCGAGCTCGTGCTCCGCCTCCTTGCGGAGGGCACTGTCAAAGTCGGGGTCCAGGGCCCTCGCCCGCGGCTCCAGCGCCTGCCACCTCTGCTGGGCCTTGGCAATCGCAGCGTTGTTGCCGTCCTGAAGGGCCCTATCAAGGTCCCTCTTCGCATCAATCGCCGCACTAATAACCCCGGTCTTTGCCGCGGTGCCCGCTGTCTTTTGCCTCGCCTCTTCTTCTTGCAAGTGGCGACCGCCTGCTGGCGTCCCAAGGAGGACACCCTTCCCGCGCCAAGACTCCACCTGTGATTCGGTGGGCCGGAATGGGGCCCGCAGTTCCTCTATCACCCCCTCATCCCACATGTCGGGATGACTCGGCGGCTCGCCCTGAAGGATCCGAATCTCGTCGGCAATCCGCAGCTTCTTACTGATGTCGGCGGTGTTTTGCCACTGGGCCTGAAGGATCTCGACCCGCTCTTCCGAGGCCTCCGCCACGAACCGGCTGGCCTGCTGCTCGGCGTAAGCGTCCGCTGACTCCTCCCGGACCTTCTGCCTATCTCTGAGGTTGGAGAGGCCGACGATGTTGCCAATGTGAGCAATGTCACGCGCCTGCTTCCGGCTAACGACCTTTTCGGCAATCGGCTTGGTGTCGTCGTGCGACATCTGCTCCGCAAGGTGTCTGACGTAGGCGTCCTTCTTCCCTCGAAAGGTCTTGTCTCCACGGAGCATCGTGTAGGTTCTCTCCACGAAGTCCTTTCGGACAGCCTCCGAGTGCGCGTACTCCTGGTTCATCGCCTCAGCGAGGCGCTCAGCACCAACCTCGTCGCCTTCTTCCCGAAGGCCCTGGAGATAGGCGGCTACGTCGTTGTATGCAGTCCTAAGGTCTCCCTGCCCCCGCTTGAAGGGGCGACGGCCCTGGAGCTCGGCGTAGACGTCCTTACCCATTGGGCCAGTTAGGATGTCAACGAACTCGACCATGCTGTTGGGGGTCGCCCCGCCCAACTGCTCTAGGACGTCCGGGCGCTTCAGCTCTCTGGCCTCAATCTGGGCGCTTACAGCCTCAACGAGGCGGTCTGCCCCTACCCCACTAGCCCTCGGACCAACCTTCCCCGTAGCCCCCCTGTCGCGGCGGATCTTGGCAAGTCGCTCGGCCTTTGTCGGGGCTGGGCCAGCTCTTTCTGCGGCCCTCTCGGTCTCGGTGTCGACAATGTCCTGTAGTGAGGTGCCGCGCTTCCTTCCGGGGCGGACCTCCCTCCTCGCCTTCTTGTGCGCTCGGGCAATGCGGCGAGCAGACTCTCGTTCGGAAATCACCGGCTCAACAGCATGCTCGCCCTCGGGCTCCCCGAGCCCAGGGGCCCAGGTCGTTGGTTTATGCAAGACCCCAAGGCCAGCCAGGATGTCTTCTGTCTTGGACCCCGAGTATGGCGGGGCCTCTCGCGTCCCCGGGAGATCTTCCGGGGGCTCCTCGGACGGCTCACCGTAGCCGGGTAAGCCAAAATACTCAGGGAGGACTGTCGGGGGGAGTTCTCCTTCAGCGAGCCCCGCGCTTTCGATTGTCGGGGTTCGTTCCCCGCCCGGGGCCACCCGGACTGTAGTGTCTAGGCCCTCCTCGCCCCTTGGTCCCCCCAGGAGCCGGTCAATCGCCGCTGTGGTTGCGGCGTCAATCCCCCTGCCCATGGCCTCTTCTCTGGCGAAATAATCTTCCGACGCCCGCCTAAGGGCACCCTCCTCCGCTTGGGCGGCAGTGACTGGGCGACCTTGGGCCTGCCGAAGAGCAGCCTCCGCCAAGGCGGGCGCGTGAGCCCCGAGGAGCGCGCCAGTGGGGGCCAAGCCCCCCGTGGCCACTGGGACTGGGGTCTTTGCTTGCTCGAGTTCCCTCTCTGTTTCGAGGTATCGGCGGAGTGCCTCGGCGTCCTGGGCCCGACTCTCCTCCGTCTCACCGAAGGTTGGGGCAAAGGTTCGCGGGGACCAACCGCCTGCCTCGCCAACCCCTCCTGTCCGAGGGAGGCCCGTTGCTGGATCGATATAGCCGTATGGGGTGCCGGCCCCACCGCCACCACCGCCACCACCACCGCCGCCGCCGCCGCCAGCGCGACCGCCGGCCCCGCGGGCCTGAGCCTCGCTTCTCGCAGCAGCCTGGAGCATTTCGAGTCGCTCTTGGATGCGCTTCTGCTCCGCGAACTTCTCTTCCTGCAGGGCCAGTTCCCTCGCCTGACGCTCGTGAGCAAGCATCTGTCCCGGGATCTGGGACAGGGGGATCAGGGCGTTCGCCTCCATCAACTCCCCAGAAAGAGAACTTCCTGGGTAGTACTCGTAACCACCTCGCCGTCGAGCCATAACGAACTCCTATCCCGAAAAACTATCCATAGAGTCCGCCGTAGCCGTAGAGCCCATAACCGGACCCTCCGCCAAACAGCGGCCGACTCCCTCCAGAGACCCCCTCCGCCCTCCTTCTTTGGGCCGCGTCCACCCCCATGCCGAGGGCCCCTGCTCCCCCAACGAGCCCGCTACCAATCGCCCCGATGCCGAGGCCCTCAAGGTCTGTCCCCTCTAGGCCCTTCTCGGAGAGCCCGCCTACGGCCTTAGCCCCCATGGATGCGATCTGAGCCAAGATGGCCTGCCTCTGCTTGCTCGCGCCCATCAGGCCAGCCTTCTCCTCCATGGCCGCGCCCTCTCGAGCGGACTGCCTCTGCCCTTCACTTAGAAGGCTCTGCCGAACAGCCCTGCGAAATGCCGGCATCAAGGTCCCGCTGACCGCGTCACCGGCCATCCCGCCCAGTCGGTATCCAGCTCGCTTGCCGAGGTCCTTAACTGCGCCACGATGGCCCGTTGCCGCGCCCTGGAGGGCTGCGATCTCCCCCGCACGGCCAGCCTCGGCCATCCCCTTGTGCCTAAGCCACTCATCGGGGCTCATTCGGTTCTCGGGGCGGCGGCCCTCAATGCCCGCGGCAATGCCCTGCGCGGCAAGGCCAGAACCTGCCGCAATCAGGCTGGGGATAAGCGCGCCGAGGATCGGGATAGGCATAACTAAGCTCCTACCCCGGCCGGGGCGACAAAGCCACCGCCCTCCCACGGCTTAGCCTTTGCGATGTAGTCAGAGGCGATCCCAAAGGCGGAGGATCCGAGGTTTGCTGCAGCCTGGGCGCGCATGCCCTCAATGACTGCCCGCTTCTTCCGCCTAGCCGCCTCTGACGCGAGAGCTCGGGCGCCCTGCGCTGCCGCAAGCTGCTCGTTTGCGCGCCTAGCTGCGTCGAGGAAGGAGCTGTACATCCCTCCCGTGCGAAGCAGCCCAGCCCCTCCCATTCTGGAGTATCCCATGGGGCGCTGCCTAACGGACTCCCCAGCTCCATAGAGGCCCCCGGTCGCCCGCCCAAAAGCGACGTCCTCTGGAAAAATCCTAGGCTGTTCGGTCAGTGCCATGTCTTCCTCAGTCTATGCCGGTCTAACTGTCGACGCGACCGCGGAGGGCGTCGCCCTCTCGGTGTTTGTCATCGTATTCTATTCCGGTTTGTGTTGGGCCGTAGTCTGCGACCACAACAAGCTCGGTGTCTTTGATTACTAGGGCTGGGTCGCCAGAGTCTGTCGCCAGAAGCCCTGCTGTGTGCCTTATGTTGTGCCACCCGGCCTGCAGTAGCGTTGCCTCTGGGAGTCCGAGGTTCGGCATTGAGTAGTCAAACATTCGGAGGTCTTGCAGTGGCTTTGCTGTCGTCCCATCCATTGGCCTGATCTTCCAGGGAAGGAACACGCCCTTCGACACATCCGGCCTGTCGTATGAGGACCTAAGCCGGATGATCGCAGAAGCCTGAAGGTACTCGTCCCCCGGCTCCTTGTTCTCCCCCTCCCAATAGCCCGAGAAGGAGCCGTAGAAGTTCGCCAGTTGCCTAGTTGGGTTACGGTTTACGTTTGTCTTGAACAGGCTGTGCTTGGTTAGGCTTAGGTCTCTTGTGTTGTGTCTGTAGATCGCCGCCGAGAAGAAAACCATCACAGAGGCCGGGGCCCGGAGCCTGAAGCGAAGAGCCCCCCCTGGAATGTCTGCCCGGTTCTCGTTTCCTGTTGGCCAGCAAATCCAGGGATCGCCACTGGACCTCCTCCGGAAAACCTCCGTAAGTCCCCGCTTGCGGAAACTCTCCCCCCGAATTGAGGCGCCCTGGAAGTTCTCCCCGTGGAGCCCGGACTGGAACACCCCCTCGACAACATCCAGTGGGTTGTTCCATTGGTCCGCCTCCATCTCCCCGGCGGTGTCGAAGTTCGGTGGGTGGGTGAAGTTGATCAGGCTCATCGGTCAATCACAAACACAACAAGGTTCACCCGGGCGGGTCGGCCAACCGTAAATCCAGAATCCGGGCCACTGTGGGACATCTCAAAGTAAACCATGTGCTCTGTTCCGCTCTCAACCTGGTACGCCCAAACAATACCCCCTCCGCCAGTCGACTCGATGTTGTATCCGTGAGACAACTCCCACGCTCCCGCCTGGTTTCCGTTCGCGGTCGCCTGGGACCTAAGTCTTAGGTAGATCTGGCGGGGGGCGAGTGGGTAGTTTGTCGTATCGCTCGAGTCCCAGGACGCGCTCGCCATTACATAGACCGCGTTGTCCGGTCTTACGGGCACCGAGATCGACCCTATTGTCGTAAAGTGTGGGTGGTGCTGGGGGTAGCTAGACGGCTCAAGCCTTGCGTAAAGTCCGCCAATGTCCTTGTACTGACTCCCAGGTGCGGCGTGGTACTGGTCTAGGGAGTCCTTGTCCACGTTCACCCACGACAACCCATTGATGGCATCCTGGATGTCCCCAAGATTCTCCTTCACGTTGGTCGCACTCGAAGTGGCCCCGTCCTGGTCTCGGAAGTCTCTGGTGTAGGTGTAGACCGGCATTATCGGTACAGCCCGAACGCGAAGATGTTCGCTTGGTAAATGTCCAGCTTCCAGTCCGAGTCATTCAGCAACGAGCGAAACAACACGGTCGGTGAGAACTCAACCGGACCGGCCCGAACAAAGAAACAGCCGACCGTGGCAATTGAACACCCAACGGCATAGGCGTTTATCCCACCGACAGCCTCTGCTGGGGAGATGCCGTCTTGGCTGCTCCTTATTTTTAGGTGAAGATTCCCTCGCTGCTCAACGTCGTCCGGAACCCCTATCGCATCGGCGGTGTTAAACGGGCTTGCCAACATCTTCGCCATGGCCGCGTTCGCCTCATCGACCGTCCATGCGTCGTCAACGAAGTTGTCCCTAGCGGGATCGGTTATCTTTCCTGTCGCGTTGACCCTGGCAGATAGCGACACTCCCACGATCCACGGGGCGTCGCCACGAGAGACCGCCTTTAGTCGGAGGCCCTTTCTCCCAAGGTCGTACCAGGTCCCGTTGTCGCCGCGGTCAAACTGCTTAATCTGGCCCGACGAGACCACCTTCTCCTTGTACAGAAACTCGCCCTTCTCCCCGACAATGTCACTGATTCCGTTGTGGTCCGGATCAAAGGGGGGGACGATCAGGTCTCGGGCGACCGTGTCGGGGGCCACATTGCTCTGGTCGACAGACGAGAGGTGGCCTCGGATCCGCTGGAACTCCGTCCAGAGCTCATCCGGAACATCCGCATGGCCGCTCTTCGGATAACTGGACTTGCGGTAAAACAAAACTCAACCCCGGTGGTTTTCCATCGCGCGGATGGCGCGAAGTACGGTTGATGGTTTGTCGAGGGACACTAGCCCTCCAACGCCAAGCCGCTTCAGCACAAACCCCGCACGCTTGTCTAGCGAAAGCGACGACGGGGCTCCCACGTTCACGCGCTTCATGGCGACCTCGAGTCGCCTAACAAGCCGATCAGCTTCGCTGGCATCAGTCATCGCTGCCTCTCCGCACCCTTGCTGGCCCGCCAGAGGACAAACCCGTCTAGCTTGAACGGCTCGTCTTCGCTGCCGTTCTCAAACTCAATCTCAATCTCTCGACACACAACAGAGTTCGGAAAGACAAGTCTCTGGAAAAGTTGCTGCTCTCCGCTCCACGAAGACTTGCCCCAGGCCTTGTCTGCCCCGTTCCACCCCACCTTCTGGGTGAGGTCCGTGTTTTCCGTCTTCTGGGCCGAGGTGCCGCTTTGGTGGAGTTTGAATGTCCTCTCTCCTTCAGCGACGGGGTTGCGGTTCTTGTACCACCGCACCGTAAGCTCGTGGTCTCCTGCGTAGGGGAAGAAGACGTCAATGCCTGTGACCTCCATCTCCTCGACCGAGTTCCATCCGGTCTGGTTTGCGCTGTAAGGCCCAAACCGGATCTTCCCGGCGCACGCGCCAGCGGACACGGTGTCTCTCTTGCCCTTGATCACCCCGGGGGCAAACTCATAGGAGTACGAGTTGCCGAGACCCCAGATGACAAGGTCTGAGTTGCGGATAGGGTCGCCCTTCTTCTTGGGGGCTGTCTTCTTCCCGACCAGGGGACTTACGCCCCGCTCCGGCTCGTTTCTGTCTTTCCGCTTTAGCTTCTTCTCGTCGTGCTGGACGGCGAGGATGGCCTCCCCCTTGTAGTGGGTTGACGCTGTGATCTTCTGGCCCTTGATGATCGTAATCGCGTCGAGCTGGTAGTGATAGCAAATGACCGTGTCGTTCACAGAGTCCGGGCCAGACTGGAGCGAGATGAACAGGCGCCTCTCGCCCTCGTCCAGCCACGAAGTCGCCGTAGAGAGCCCGCCCTTGTAGACGTTCTTCCACCACCTGTTCAGGTCCGCAGACAGGGGCTTAATCGACCCCCCGTTGTACTGGTAGACCCCCTGGTGCCCAACAAAGACTAGGCGGTCATAGGCCATAATCGCCGCCCTTGGGGCAACGCTCCCGACAGACTCGTCTACCGGGGTTAGTACTGGGGTTCCGTCAGCAAGCGCCGTCACCTGCCAAATGGAGGTCTTCTTGAAGATGATCAGGGAGTCCTCAAAGGCAAAGAGGCCCGTGACCTCACTCCCGTCGTCACTGTTTACGTCGAGGAACTGAAGTCCCGAAGACATCTGCTCTGGGAGGTCCTGGTCGCTGTAAAAAACAAAGGCCGGGTTCTCTGGGGAGGCGTAGTATCCGCGCCCTCGGAAAAACGCCGCAAACCTTGCGGTTGGGGGCGGGGTCAAGCTCTCGTTAAGGACAGACCCGAGGGTCGCTGACTCGAGGGTGTCTTCGTGGTCGTAGGAAACCTTCTCGTTCACAGCCAGTTGTCGCCAGAAGTAGTACTCCCCGTCCCGAGCTCGCTTGTAGATGTTCCTCCAAACGATGTCAGCCTGGCTCGGCCGGTCTAGGCCGCTGATGTGGATCACCGCTCGGTGGGGGTTCCTTGTTAGTGGGGTGCCGCCCGACCCGTCGTTTGGCGGCTCGGGCTCCTCAATCCAGCAGTTCGGCCCCCCCGTCCGGGTGTCGTGGAACGAAGCGTTCTTGTACATCTCCCCCGTGACAGCGAACTCACCAGGCTCACTCGGCGGACCCTCAGCCCCACTGGCGCTAACGAACGTAGCCCGATACTGAAACTTTTGAACCACACTCCCCGCGTTTCCACGGTCACCCTCGCCAATGCCCACAAACTCGTCGTTGATTGAGAAGTCTGGGTTTAGTGGCTTGCTGTCGGGGTCCGGGGTGACCGATACAGCGCGCGGTGGGGCTGGGCGCTCATGGACACCAACCCTAGACGTATAGTCACCGTTCCACTTGATGTTCGCGTCAACGCCATTGACGATGAACAGGTAGCCAGCCCAGCTCGCAAAGTAGTCCCCACCGAGCTGGTCCTCTGGGTCCACCCGCCTGGCGGCGATGAACCGATCCCCTTCGGAGCCCCCGGAGTAGCGCTCGTCCCAAGGGCTCCCCTCCCCAATGTGCGGAAGGCCCTTATGCTCAAGACTGTCCCCGCGAACAACTAGCACCCGGCCAGCCCGGTACTTGTCCTTTGTCGCCCCACCATCCGTTAGGGGGTCGATGCTGAGGTCTGAGTAGTGCGGCTCCGCATCACCGCTGTCCCCAGAAAGAGAAACCACGAGCTCACGCGGACCGCCCCTTACCTGGAACGAGGTGATTGCGTTAATTCTGGTGTTGAGGAGGTGGTGGTTGAGCCAGTGCCAGTCCACTAGGTTCCGGACAGCCTTCGCCTTCTCTACGGTGCCAACCACCTGAAAGTAACAGCCGTCAACACTCCGGGCCTCTCCCCCAGCAACCCAAACCTGGTCAGACAGTCCTCCGGTGAGGACCGGGACCGCGCGAATCCCGGGGCCTTGGCCAATCCTAGCCACGCCAACCCCCTACGAGGTGCTCACGGTTCGCGGCCAGCGACCGTTTCCGACATGCTCCCCGTAAACGTCCGGATCTCCCCGCCCAATCTGAACAACCGTTCCGGGGTCAGAGTCTTCGTCCCGCTCCATGCGCTCAACCATCTCCATGGCAATCCCTCGCTTCTGCCCCGCCGCAGTGTGGTTCTCGCCTTCCCCAAGGGCGTAACTCTCCGCCAAGTCCAGAATGGCCGGCTGGAACTGAAGGGGCACCGCAGGGATGTCCGTATCCAGTACCATTTCTCTCGGAGCAACGAAGTAAGTCACATCGACAACGTACTCCTCGTCCGGGGGAGGCCAGAGCCTGATGTGCTCTGAGCCGCTTATCTCAATCGCCCTGGGGGCCACCGAGCCAATGTTGGTCCCCCGAGCAACCCCGCCGATGTCTAGGTCGACATGCTTGAACCCAAGGCCCGTGTCTGCGGTGATGTCCTGGAGTGTTGTTGTCGCAAAGTCCGACGTCACTCGGTGGTGGAAGAACTCCGAGCCATCAGCCTTTGTCCGGTAGATGGCTACCCCGAAGTCCGCTCGACGGACGTAGGAGATGTTGACTAGGTTTGCGGCCCCGGAGCTGATCGTGACCGACGCCTCTGGGGAGAACGGCCCGAGTTCCTGCGTCTTCGTGTTGAAGTAGCAGTACTTATACTTGTAGGCCCCAGAGGTCATGCTCCCGCCCGCAGTGGCGGTACTCGCGATAGTCGGGGCCGTGTCCGGGGCTGGGATCTGAGTGTGTCGCTCAACCGCGTAGTACTGCGGGTATGAGTCGTAGTCCCTGACGGTCAGGGCCTTCATGTGCTGCGGCAGAAGGCTCTGCTCGGGCACATGGTAGGTGAACCCGTTTCCGGTGCAGACAATCGCCTCGATGCCCGCTGTGCCCGCCGGGAGGGGGTACTCGTCCCAGTAGATCTTCCAGGCGTCCCGGTTCGTTGCCGTCGTCGTCGCGCCACCGTACATCGCCTCGAGATAGGCGTTCGTGGTTGCGTCGTGACTGGCTATCCGGTGGACCGTCCCGTCTGGGCAGGAGAGTCGAGCTCCCGAGCGGGTATGCAGCGTAGCCGGCGTCCCAGCTAGCGTGGTCATGTTCGCAACCGTTCGGCTGCCGTTGGTAAACGTGGCCCCAGTAGAGGTCCCTGTTCCCGCTGCAGACTCTGGGGTGTAGGTGCTGAACTGGTGCGTCCTACGCAGCCAGCTCCAAGTCTGACGACGACCACAGATGGTCAGATAGGCATCGTTGATGAAGTCCCCGAGGCGGGCTTCGTTTCCATCGAATCCGCGCCTTCTGCCCAGGCGCTGCTTGAGTGTTGCGAAGTCCACCTGAGCCTCCAGTTCGGGGGTCTAAGGGTGCGGGGCAAGTCAGGTCACCCCGCACCCCCAGAGATTACCCGAGTCTAGCGACCGGGAGGCGAATGCCGCAGAAAGACGGTGACCGTAACGGTCAGGCCAGACATGTCCTGGGGAGAACCGCCGCCAACGTCCGTAGCATCGAGGGAGAGCGTGTCATCCTTCTGAAGGAACACCGGCAGGGGCGTTGCCGCCTCCGGCCCACTTACGTCAAGTTTGATTGGCGCAAACTCTCGAAGGGTAACTCCCGCTGGAGTAAACGCCATTGCCGTCCCAAGCAGCGCCTGGTCCCGGTCCACGGACCCGTTCTTATTTGTGTCCTGCTTTGCCCGCAACTGAAACGACCAGTAGTCGGTGGCGTGAGTAGCAACATCGCCACCAGCCCAGGTGATGGATGCCGCCTCAACCTTCCAACTACCCACCAACGTGGAGGTGGGCGCCGTAAAGATCGGAACACTGTAGGTGCCGGTAGCCGGCGGGCTAAAGGAGACGCTCACGGGGACAAGGCCTACGCCATGGACTTGGTTTCCACCCTTGATGGCGTTCCAGATAGCGCGACCGAAGCCTGTAGGTGCAGTAGTAGTTCCCATTTCTCTCTCTCTTTCTCGACCTGGTTAGGTGGGGGGCCGAAACCCCCCACCCTCAGGCGTGTTGCCCGTCAGCGACTCTATGGCGACTGACGGGCGAGTTTGTTAGATGGTCGCGAAACCAGCCGGGTTGTTAAACACTTCGACCACGGCCAGTGCTGCCGTCGTCGAGCTAGCAGCAAGGGTCGTGGCTGTCGCGGCCGCTGGCGAGCCGTTGATCAACCTGGCGCGAACCAGCTTCGTATAGATGAAGCCGTTCGCCTCATTGGCAAGCGCACCCTCGTTGTCGTGAGCCGTCGAGACCGTCGTGGCAACGAACCCGAGGGCTCCAAGGTTGGTGGCAGACGCCCCAGCCCCGCGCTGAACGGTGCTGATGTTGAGCCACGCGCCGATCACCATTGGTGCCGAGTCGTGCGGATCGATATAAGCCACACACTCGCCAGCAACACAAACCGGACCCGTGTCACCAGACTTGATGCCATTTGCGGCAGTCACAACGCCGATGGTTGGGACCTCGGTGACCTCAGCATAGGGATCGATGGCCGAGGGGCCAGCGTCAGTGACCGCCCCGTTCTGGTCGATAGCAACAACCTCGCCAAACTTCAGATCAACGCCAGCGGCGTCACTTCCGACGACGTTATTGACGACTGAAATGATTCTACTTTTTCCGTTTCCAACAGACATTTCAGTGCTCCTTTCTAGGCGCTGTAAGCCCCGCCAGCGAAGTCAAAGCAACCCTGCTCGCGGAGATTGTTTACGGTAAGGATGCCGTGGAACTTGGTCTTGGAAATCCAAGCCCACTGTTCCTGCGCGAGGCGCCAGTCATCCATGAAGAAGTGAGCGTTGGGGTTAATCCAAAGCTTCATATTGCCCAGGTTCGTCTGGCCCTTGCTCTTGCCCTTGACGGGGTCGAGGTATCCAGGCTCAAAGTTGTGGCCCGAAGCGCCGCTCGGAGAGCCGCCCGTCAGGTTCAACATGAAGCCTTCACCACTGTTCTCAGTGATGTTGTAGTCGGGAATGACCTGAGCGCCCTTGAATCGGAGGCTAGTGAAGCCGGCGCTTCCCATGTCCTCGTCAACCAGGGCTCGCTCGGGACCACACCACTCCTCGTAGCCATCGTAGACAGCCGGATCGACCAGCATCACGTCAGGGCGACGTCCGAACTTGGCGCACTCTCGATAGAGCTTAGTCCAGGTCGGAATACCCTGCGTCATGAAGCCGCCGCCAATCGACTGGTACTGGTTGTGGTGGTAGGTCGCGTTCTTGGTGACGTTGCCAACCGTGCCGGTCTGAGTGGCTGGGGTAGCAAAGTCGATCATCCCGCGGATACCGTCGATGTCGCCACTCACGCTGCTTGCAGTGTGGAGTTGCTCCTCGATGTAG